ATAGTTGCCTGAGCAAATCCATGGAAGGACGGCGATTTCGGTGCCATCAATGTCAACAGCAAATAGGATCAGAATAATAGTGGATATCATAAGTTGAATGCTCGAAGAGCTCCCTCATAGAGTTGACCTCGTTCGTGTTCTTGAACGAAGTATCATGGTTACCGATGATGACGTCTAGACGTATTCCGGAGCTGTCACAGTGCTCGACGAATCTTCGTAGATGTCTGGCGGTGACAAAATTGATATACTTACGCCTATCAACAATATCCCCAAGATGAAATATACGATTAATACCATGTTCAGCAAGATACGGGAAAAAGTAGTCATAATAAAACCTATTAAAATACTCTGCGAAAGCCGCAGAATCTCCACGAGCACCCCAATGGGTGTCAGTAATTAAAGCAATTTTCATTTAAAGATCTTCTTCTTGTTACTTTGATATTCACGTAATGCTTTGTCTGCATAGTCACGAATGGCTTCCATTGAAATCATGTAATTATACCGAATGTATTCAGGTGTTTTTTCATTCAACATGTTTTCTCTGATTTGTTCAATGAGTGTTGGAATATTATCCTTCATCTTCTTCGTCCTCGATAAATTTCTCTACGCCCTTCTTTTCGATTGGCTTTGGTGGTTTCTTTGCTTCAAACTTTTCTACAAGTTCGTTGAGTTTCTCTGATACATTGATAAAGGCTGCGCTGTAATGTGCTCGATCTTCAGGAGCCATATCTACGAGAGTGTTCATGATCATACTATTCTCAAAAGCTTTATGCTTGATGTATGTGTGCTTCTTTTCTTTCTGAATTCGACGTAGGAATGCATAGTAAATGATCTGTGTAAAGTACGCAAACGGATTGGTAGATTTTTCTGGATTGAAATTATGAATGTATGTCAGACAGTTTTCAATACCATCGCCGACCATTTCTTCTCGATATGAGTATCCGATAAAGTTAGGTCGTGTTGACAACCGCTGTGCGATCAGCATGATGCACTTACCCACATATTCTGGAATTGGAGGTCGAGGTTCGCCGTTCTTCTTGGCTTCTTGACACGAGTTCCAAAACTTGACCATCTCGGTATAAAACAACTTGTTGTCGATATAGTGGGTAGTCGGTTTCTTTTTAATCATCATTTAGACTTTCTCAATTTACTGTACTTTTCCCTACGAGTCTTCGTGTTAGAAGAGATTTCAATCTACTATCCATCTCATCCATACTCTCGAGGGTTTGCTTTAGAATGACATCATTGTCACGTTTAGCCGTGAATTCGACGAGTCGACCATAATACTCTTCCATCCTATTCGAAGGATTATAGTTATACAATACAACACTTTTCTTTATATGTACACAGTTATCTTTCGAAAATGCTAACAAATAATCCATACGAACACCAGAACCTTGATCTGAGTCGTCGACAATTTCCATGAGGAATGGATGTGTAATAATATATTCGTCTTCGTTTTCTTCAACCTCTCCGATAAGAGTATCGCAGCTGATGAGATGCATTACTTTCAACATAATTAAACCTTCACGTTATAGATTTCGTAGTCAAACTGCTCAGCATCATAGATCTTCGTTCTTTCGAGGAAGTGTCTGAGAGTAAAGTTTTGATGGGATTTGTAGGAGAGATCGTCGACGATGTCATACAAAACTGCATGCTCTTTCGATTCATGCTGACGAAGCATACGACCAATTGACTGAAGCACCTTGATCTTCGACTTCGATGGAGAAGCGGCGATCATATGATGCAGTCGATTAATACTTACTCCAGTCGATGTCGTTCCTAGCGACGCGAGGAGGATTGCGTTTTCTTCTTCTTCAATCGCCTTACGTATCGATTCTCGATCATCACCGCTAACAGAGCCATCGATATAAAACACATTATGATCTGTGCTTTTAGTTATCAGATCACGAAGTATTTTGCCATGATCCACAATTCGAAAGAAAACAAGTTTGTTACCTTTTAAGGAGAGTCCGAGGTTGCGGATGAACTTATTCCGAGCATCGCAATTGATGAGGAAATCGATCTCTTCTTGATATGTCTTTCCCTTGACTGCATGGCTAGTTGATTCATTATACTTAAGGACGATGCACTTGATTTTGAGTTTGGATACGTATCCTTGATCCATGAGCTCTTTTGTGCTGACGGCTTTGTATTTTGGACCGAAGAGACCTTCGATTGTTGTCTCGTTATGGGCTGTGCCATCAAGGGTTCCAGTAGTCCCAAAGCGAAATTTACAATCAGTAAGGCTACTAAGAATTTGTATAAGCGAGGTAGCTTTTGCGCCATGTGCTTCATCTCCGAATACGACTCCAAATTGTTGATACCATGGTTTTGGCATCTTGTTCTTACCATTATTGAGTGACTGCCACGTGGTAATGACCATATCACATTCGATATTATTCGACTTACTCAAACCTTGAGTCGAGAGGTGTATGTTACCAGTATAACCGTAATCTCGAAAGTCACTCTCCATCTGATTCACCAGTCCGATGGTAGGAACGATGATCAAAGCCTTATGCTTCTGATACCATCTCATCAAAATGTAAATCATCAAAGATTTACCAGAAGAAGTCGGCGATACCAACGTTCTTCGATTTGATCGAATACACTTTAAGATCGAATCAAATTGATAGTCTCTGATGGCATATTTTTCAGGAATTCCAAGAGTATTTATGAACTCTTTTAGCTCGTGTTCTGATACACCATCATAATATAATTCTTCGTCAAACGAGAACGTATAGTTTCGAGCATCGCAAAATTTCTTGATATGCCTTGCTAAACCAGAATATACATATCCAGTCAGATTGTTAATGAGACGGATCTTACCGTCCCACATTCTCGCTCGATACTTTGGATGGAACTTATAATTCTCTGCATAGAACGTGAACTCGTCTGCCAATTCCATGATAGTCGATGGTTCCGCCTCCACTTTGACGTGGACATTATTGATAAATTTAAGATGCACTGAGCTCATTAAATACCTACTTTAAATCGCTCCCACTCGATCGCAGCCTTGATATTAAAACCACGGGCAGTGAGAGACTTGATGATGGATTCAAGGAGATCGATCTTCTCATGCTGAATACCCAGCTTGAGCGATAGATTCACCATATCCTTGTCTGCTTCTATATAGTTATTCACTTCAGATTTCAGTATTTTGCCCTGTGGTGGCAAGCGCCAGCCTTTTTCATGGGACTCTTCTGTCGGTCCGAGAGTGTAGAACTCCAGCTTCTCGAGCTTGAGTTGCTTGAGTTCTGCCTCTTGCTTACGAAGCAGCAGACGCTCATGCGTAAAGATTTTAAAATACTTGTGATGGAGTTTTGGAATTGGCTGTAGGTATAAAACTTGTTAGGATCAGCTAAAACAGAAGCATTAATTACTGATTGTATGGACTGAGCTTTACTTACGTAGCTGTTGTTTGCAAAATTCTCATTGATGATGGTTCGCATGTGAGCCAAATAACGTCGCTTGTATTCGGGATTTGCGAGTAGTCTACTGATCATTGGCTTTTGAAAATTGGTTTCATGCAACAAAGGCGACATCTGCTGCTCTTGGGTAAGTGTCAGGTTTCCTGTCCCTGTGTTTGTGAAGCATCCGAAAGACTCATTCAAATCCCAAGAGATCGGATTGAAGCGCAAATTATCATCTCGATACAAATAGTAATTCTGAGAAAATCCACCCGTATAGCTATCCAAGTTCACCAATACGTTGTTGAATGCAAGCATCCACAAAGCCCTATCCACATCTAATTTGTCTATTACAACGCTTGAATTATTGTTCAACACATTGGTGAAATCTATCAAATCAGCCCAACCAAAGTCGCTCTTGATTTCATAACGATTATAGTACAACGTACTGTCTGTTCCCAAATAGGTTAAGTCGGGATAGCTCCCTGATCCTGGACCGGCACCTCCAATGGGATTGCATTTGAAAAAGGCATATCGGTCAGACTTGAAATGCTCCATGACAAAGCGCTTATCGATGTTTTCAGCATTCATATATAAACCGTACAACACTCCATTAATCCTCACTTCTGCATGATTTGCCAGTGGCGCGTGCATATATTGTCGGAGTATCTCGTAAGAGAGAGGTTCCCTAACAAAAGAAGGATCCTTGAATCCGTTGGAAAGCTTTAAATCGGTGTAACCTTGATAATCCGCATTGCCTTTGACGTAATTCAACTCGATATGAAGCGGATTCTTCAAGTTATTGGCATTGTAAGAACTATTGCCCTTGTATTTAACGCCAACGCTGTCGTAAGCCACGCCATTAATGGTTACCAGTTGAGCAATGATGAAGCCATCGGCCCCTACGGCGGCAGTATCCATCTGATAATCCCAATTGGGCTGGGTAAATGTGATACGAATATCTTGCACAACAGCAGGGTCATACAAGAATGGCTGTGCATAAGATTGTAGAGCTGAAATCACAGATATCACTAACAGCATTTTAAACTTTTTCATGTTGATCTTGATTTAGTCTAATCCAATCTTATCGCCAAGTTAAGTCATTTAGCTTCGCTTTTGACAAACACTATTACAAAAGGCTTAACGATACTGGAAAATAAAAGCTACTAGAAAAAGTGGAACATCTT